GGGGGGGGGTGTGAATAATAAAATTTGCGCTCAATATGCCCGCTGCGTCATTCATGGAACGCATCGAGTATAACATCACTGCTGCCGTCACGTCGGCGGTGCTCCAGTCACTTGGTTTTGTGGCTCCGGGCACAAGCAGTACCCCTGCAACCTCTGCCGCTGCCGCCCCCCCGGCTCCGGCTAAGGTTGTTAAAACCAAGAAAACCCCGCCCAAGGCTGCCCCTGTGAAGGCCGCTGCTCCTCCGGCCCCTGTGAAGGCGGCCGCCCCTCCAGCCCCAGAGGCAGAGGTGGACGAGCGAAAGCAGACTGCCAAGCAAGCCAAGAAGGCTGCCAAGCAGGCCAAGAAGGCTGCTAAGGGCGAGCTTCTCAATAAGGCTCAACAAGAGCAAGAGAAGTCGGCTTCTTCCCACCAAGAGAAGCCGGAGACAGAGGCTTCTGCCAAGACTCGGCTTCGACGCGAACAACGCAAGAAGCAGAAGAAGTCTAAGAAGCCCGCCAAGCAAGAAGGCTTCACTCCTGCCAAGCCAGACAAGAAAGGCAAGGGCAAGAAGAAAGCCACTCCTGAAACCGCAGGTTTTGTCCCATTGGGCGAAAGCGGCGCCAAACGAGAGAAGAAGTTTGGCAAAGCTGACGCCACCCATTACAAAATGGGTTGGACAAAGGAAGAGCAGACCAAGGCTAGCTCTGCCTTCAGGTGTGACCTTGCTTGTGTGCGCTGCAACTACGCTACCGGCAATGAAATCTGCAACAACTGTCGCAAGTTCATAAAGCTGGTTTGTTGCTCGGTTGAAAAGCCTAATGAGGCCCACGCCAAATGGGTTGCGGGAGGAAAGCTCGGAGAAGAGCCTCCTGCTACCTATATCGGCGCAGCTGAGCGACGAGTAGAACGCTCTCGTGGGCGCATGAGAGTGGTGTGCAGCGGCTGTGACACGCCCATCGTGGACTGGCCGAGGTTCATGTTGGGCTGGCAACACGCAGAAGCCCCCAGCGTGCGCATCATTATGTGCAAACGCAAGGCCTGCCGCGAACCGGCTGCCGCTGGTTGGTTGAACCCAGGATCATCCTTCTCCCCCAAACAGGTGGAAGAGGGGCCTGTCATAGCAACCGCCGACGAGCTGCGCGGCATTTCTAAGAAGGAAGAGTCAAAACCGCACACCCGGGGTAACCCGAGGTTGCAGGACTTCCTCTCAGAAAACCAGTTCGCAGCGCTGGAGGAAGCTTCAGCCGCCGCTGGTGCCAAGGGGCCGCGTGTTACCCCTAAGAGGCCTAAGAAAGCTAGGCAAAGCGTTGAGGCTGGAAGCCAGACCACTGAGCCGGATCTGCGAAACTACATCTCATTGGATGCAGTCAGAACCGCCATTGAGACTGGTGACCTAGAGCGGCTCTATTTGGAGGCCGCAACTCACGCAGCACTTAGCGCCGCTAAGGCCTCGGTTGACGCTGGTACGCAAACGGAGGTGCCTCATAAGCACTCTGTGGCATGTGGGCCTGATGCTGAGCAGTCGGAGACGCCTGCCGCTCAGGACAGTGTTGCCAGCGATGTTGCTCCTTCCCCAAGCACCAGCTTCGCACAAGCGGTGCGAGGAGCCACAGCGTCGACTTCTGCTGCGCCTCAGGATAAGGGTGTGGGCCAAACTCCTGAGAAGCAGCAGCCGAAAGCCAGCAAGTCATCCAAGCCCTGGCCAAAGGACAAACCCGTCGCTCTTGCAGTGGGAATGTCTACTTTGGACTGGGTTGAGGATGGCATCCAGGAGCTGAAGGGCAAGTTTGACAAGCCTCATGGGCCAAAAGCCCGTGGCGTCCTGCTCTTCAGTGATGTCCCCAGGACTTACTCCTATTCAGGGGTGAAGCTGTCTCCAAGAGAGAAGCTCCCTTGGATGGTAAGTCTGGAGCGCTTGGCACTCAAGTACCTCAAGGAAGAAGGAGGACTTGATGTCAAGCCAACGGACTTTGGAATGCTGGTTGTGAACGACTACGGAAAGGACCAAGGCATCCCTGAGCACTCGGACAATGAACGAGATATTGATCAGGATAGGCCCATTATCAGCCTTTCCGTAGGTGGCAAGCGCCTCATGACCTTCACAGATTTGAAGGGTGAGGTCGTCGAGGAAGTCCCACTTGCAAGCTGGGACCTCGTGGTCATGCCACCCGGTTCACAAAAACTTTTCCATCACAAAGTTGATGGAGAAGGCGGGCCCCGCACTAATTTCACGTGGAGAGCGTGGAAGAGTGCGGGGAGGCCGCACCCTCGTTAAAGGGTGCAGCCTGGTCAGCTGCACCCAGTGCAGTTGACCAAGGGGCTATAGCCCCAGCAGGAGATGTGCCCAAAACCGGGCCCCCTGTAGGGGAGCGGGAACCAGCTCCCCCGGCGCCACCCCCCGCAGGTGGTCCCGACCATGACACCAAGTCTAGGTTCCACGGCCATCTGCCACGCACCTTTTTAGGGCCAGCCATGTTTGGTCTGGGCATGCTGTGGCGGACAGCCCCCGCCGAGAGCCCTCGCTCGCCCCCAACGCCATCCCCTCCAGCTTCGGCCGCTTCAGGGGAGGCGAAGGGTTGGAAGAAGTTACCCGACAAGTTCGAGCCACTCTCCGAGCGTAAGGAGCTCGATCTCGCGCTGCCCCCAACACAGGAGGTTGTGAGGCAAGCTTGCGAGGAGGCTGGGCATGGCCCAGCCTCAGGTGGCACATGGCAGGGCAAAGTGCACCCTGCCCTGCTGGAGAAAGCCCTTAACGTGGGAGTTGCAGAACCATGCGAAGAGGGCAACAGCAGGCCACCTGCCATGCACATTCTAGGAACCAGCTCCATTGCTGAGTCCCGGTTTGCAACGGCGCAGTGGTTCTCGACCAAGGTCCCTTCAGGGCTTATTGAGATGTGCGTGCGCCGAGCAATGTGCTTGGGAAGGTCTGCTAAGCTCGCGGCCTTGTTGAAGGTTGAGGCTGACAGGTGGATCCGTGATAGGTATTCCGCCATCAGTGACGAGCTAGCGACCAGGTGGATTGTTGTGGCTGTGGCTAGGGGGATGCAAATTTCAGATGATGAAATAACTCTCTGGAAATCCCTCAACCACGAGCAGGCAAATGAGCAGATGCACAGAGCATCCCGGTTCTGGAATGGTGAACCGGCCGTCCCACTAGAGGACGGGCTGCTAATGCGTCTCTCACGCGGCACGTTCGCACGCCGTATAGGCAAGAACAAGCTGTGGTCTGCTAAGGACCCTCAATAATCCCCGTTATTGCTTGTAAAGCGCCAGAGAGGCCTTTGGCGGAAGGCTGCCGGATCAAGTTCCGGCCCCTCAATCAGCTTGTGCGTGAGCGCAGGCCCTGCTGGATTGCCTATGACGGCGAGAAGGCAGGTTGGGGGGTGCATCCCTATACTGTAGATGAGGAATTGCGCAGCCTTTGCAACCGCCATCTGTTCGCCACGCCCGGGCCCACTAAGCTCGGAGTGTGGATTGCCAAGAGGATGTTCGTGAAAATGGCCAAAACCATTGGACGACAGCCTAAGGCATCGTGGAAGCAGATGGTGGCCAGCCGCATGTCAAAGCGGCGTAGGCGTTACGCGCTCGGCGCCCAGTACTACTGGGAGCAGGGCGTGACCCGGCAGGATGCACATTTAAGTGCATTCCTTAAGCTTGAATTCTACAAGGAAGAAAAGCTTGTTGAAAAGGAGTGTAGGACCATCCAACATCGGCGTGTGGCTTACAACTACGCGTTGCTACGTTGGTTGTGCAACATTGAGCATTCGATGTATTCAAAGTTGCGCAACGTTGATGACAGTCCTCGGATTCTCAAGAGCGTCCCACCACCCATGAGGGCTTTCATGGTGTGGCGCGCTTGGGAGTCTTTAGGGCCAACCGTGCGGTGTTATTGCCTTGACCATTCGAGGTTTGATGCCCACGTTGTTCGCGACTGGCTCGAAATGGAGCACGACTTTTACAAGATGTGTTCCGAGTCACGGCGCGAGCTCGCCTGGTTATTGCGCATGCAGTTGCGAGCCCATGGCCGCACGGCTGGTGGCGCGACTTATGTGCAAGACGGCAAAAGGTCCAGTGGCGATGTTAACACTGCCTCTGGAAACTCTGCTGACAATGATGCTATGTTGCTGGCACACATGCCTGACAACGTGTGCGAAATTGTGGCAGAGGTGTGCGTGGCGGCTGGGTTCCCGGACCTAGCCAGCCGCGCATCTGACTACCGGTTTGCCGTGGCCCTGTTGCTTCAACTACTTGAAGTTGAGCTCACTCCCAAGGTCGGGGAGGAGCCCCCTGATCCAGTGGAGGGCACCCCGCTTCGCGTCATCACCTACTGCGATGGGGATGATGGCCTTGTGTTGAGCAATTTTAAGCTTGACTTTTTCTTCGCATTGTTCGGGTTCTCTACGGAGATAACTGTTGCAACGTCACTCGAGCAGATTGAGTTTTGTCAATCCAAACTCATTATGACCTCGGGTGGCCCCGCCTTTGCACGTGACCCCGCCAAGGTGCGCAATATGGTTATGCATTGTCGCAACTTGCCTTATCATCAGCGGGAGGGAGTGCTTAAGGCGTCAGCATTCACTGAGTATATTGCCCAACAAGGAGTTTGGCATAATCAGATGCTGGCCTACAAGTGTTATAAAGCTTGTGGCTCTGCCTCGCCAATTTTCCTGAACAAGGATTTGGCTTGGCGCTGTGCTGCGTTGGAGCCGGTGGAAATAACGGAACCTAAGTGGGATCCGATCGCCATCGCCTCCTTCGAGCGCGCCTGGCAGTTTACATTGGAAGAAGCACTGTTTTTCGACCCAGTGCTTCGGACGGCCACCGAGGGTGTGGTTAAAAAGAGCTCCACTCTTGATGATGGCACGGAACAAAAAGAATGTTTCTTGCCAGACCACGGCTGGCCAGACCTCGTGGACCCAACGGTCTGCTGGAGGTGCTGGGCTGAGCAAAAGCCAGAGGCAGCGGCAGCGGAGGAAACAACGCGCTGCTGCCGGCACAGTTGCGATAGCAACTGCGGGGGCTGGGGCGGCGACGGTTGATCCTACAACCAACGCTGCCGCAGCCTTCTTGGCGTCAATGGGCCATCAGGCCGGCAGGTATTGGAGATGGCTGAACAACACCCATCTGGGCTCAACCCCAGCTGGGCGGCTGTTCGCCCTGTTCTCCGTTCATCCTGCCGCGATGTTCCATTATGCCAAATACCCCGAGCATGTTCCTGATGATGCCACTGCTAATACTTATCTTAGCAAGTTCAACATGAACATGAGGGTGAGCGCAACGACGGGCCAATATCAGGGTGCCACCTACATTTTGGTCACAGGCAACCCTGAGATGCCGTTGTTGTTCTACACCGCCGACAATGTCTGGACACGAAAGTGGCCAGGCCTTATTGGTCAGACCCCATACCGCGTTGTCGGTGGGGCTTATCGGTGGGTGTGCTTTGGGTTGACGGTTTACGTGCACCAAACTGCCAACGAGATCCCTGCGGATCTTGAAATTTGCAAGTTGCGCGTGCCAACCGAAACAATCCTTAACCCCGACAATGAAGTGCCATTCGCGCAGTGGTGGGTGCCCAACCATGATGATTTCGCTAATCTGGATTGGGACCTCCAGCCCCCCGGAAAGGGGCTTTATGCAGTTAGCTTCAATGGCGGGGAGCACCCGCAGTTTGCGCCAAGGTTTGAGGCGACCAGACTGCGGATGATACGGCCAAGCAGCAGCGGCAAGCGTTATCAGGAATTCGTTTTTGATGACGACACGCCCCAAAACCTCTCACTCGAGGACCGGGACTGCTTCCTGCTGCGAATCTCTGGCAACACTCCGATCACGCTGAAGGTTTATGGCCTTCTCGAGATCGAGCCTGAGACCAATGACACCACCGCCATGGGGCCTATTACCTCGAAGGCGTTGAGTGATCCTCAGGCCTTGTTGTTTGTCACGAGGGCCGCGCAAATCACCAGGGGTGTTCTGCCTGCTGCCGCCAACAGCGAAGATTGGCTAAGCAGGCTAGGATCCAGTTTGGGCTCCTCGCTTGCAGGCCTTGCCAGGCCTCTGCTTGCGCCCTTGGATCCCCTAATGCAGATGCTCAAGCTCTGAGCCTGCATCGCGTGCCGGCGATGCTGGCCGCATTAACTCCCGGCGGCTGGGAGTCCCCTTAGGGGGGGGAGCCGTTTGGCGCAAAAGCGCGCCCCAGGGGCAACCCTGGGGCCCCCCGGGTGTGGTTAAAAAGAGCTCCA